AGCAGGAACTTGCGCGAGGCGTAGCGGCTCATGACAGAAGCCCCCAGGCAATGGCACCGAGGTAAATCAGCCAGAACACGCCGGCCGCACTCAGGTTAAAGATCCTCATGACGACGCTCCTTGAATTGAGGAATCGCCAGCCAGCACGGGTCTTGCGATTCGTGAAAGAACCGCGCCCGATCGATGCTTTCGGGCGGCGCCTTGCAATAGCCATAGCCCGCCAGGCCGCCACGCGGCTTGAGGGCTTCGTCGGATGTCAGGAAATGTTGGCAATCACGGCAGGGCATGCCGCAAGGCTACGTGGGCGCGTGGAGAGGCCGAGGGGGGAAGGGTTTCGGCGGCACCAAAAAAAAGATCCGCTCGGGGCGGGTCTGATTGAATTTTCTAGCGACTACCTGGGAGTAATCAGAGATATCGCGTACTTTATTGTCTCGTCCCTATTCATTTTGCCGTTCGGTATCCCGCCACCGATGAAGTCGATAGCTTGGACAATTGCAAAATGATCAATCCCGCGGCTAAGCAACTCTTGAAATGCCAATTGAGCCGCGGTTGATTGTTGCTTAAATGCCTGATCGCGCTCATGGCCGATAGATGTTGTTCGGGGATCCTGAAAAAACGCTTCAAATTGTGCTGTCAGAAGCACGTCGGTATCACTCATTCCACAAAAGTTCATTGCTTGTCCTTTATCGATCGACGTAGCTTAGAACAACTGCCCCTGCGTCGCTACCGTCGACGGCTCGGGCAGCGGTGAATTGACGATGTTCTCCACCGTCCGGTTGCTCAACTTGAATTCGCCGGCCAGGATGAATACAGCCCCGCGGCCGCTCTCGCCGTCACGCAATAGCTTTTCGTAGCGCGCAATCAGCTTGCGGTTGCGATCATGCTTGAGCGCCCGCTCGCACTTGGCGATGTAGATCTCCCGCTCGATGCCGATTGCCGCAGCCAGTTTGCGCGTGGCGGGTTCGCCGATCACCTCGACCAGTGCGGCCCAGACGTCGTTGCCCTCGGCGCGGGGAACGCGCAGATCCCGCCCACCGAACTCGCGCACCAGCGCCATCGTATGGCCGTGGCCAATGATGCCGATCAGATCTTGGATGACAGGCGGCAGCGACATTTACCCTGCCACCTTTTGCTGGCGCTTGACCAGGGCGGTGATGACGGCCTGCTTGCCGGCGGCGTCGGCCCACTCGATGCGGTCCTTGCCGGTCAGCCGCTTGACCATGGTCGGGCCGAACTTCGAGCGGTGGATGTAGGCCCAGGGCAACTTCATATCAGCGAGCAGCGCCTCGATCTTCTGCAGTTGCGGATCGGCGGCGACCGTCTTCGGCTTGCCGGTGTATTCCTGGTAGCCGGCCGCCTTGTTGAGGTGATCGAGGACGCGGTTGACGTCGTCGTAGCTCATGTCCGTCAGGCTTTCCTTGCCGGTGATCTGCAGCTGCAGGCGCTTGCGCTCGGTGTCGTCGATGCCGGCCGAACGGCAGGCGGCGTGGATCGCCTTGATACGTGCTGCCTTGCGCAGCCCGATGCTGCTCATGGCTTGCCTCGAGGCGTCAGCACCGCAAAGAAGGCTTCGAAATAGCCTTCAGTCGCCGCCGCAAAGACATGCACCGGCCACCAGGCCAGCGTCAGGTTGCGTGGGGCCCGCAGCGGGAAAGCCAGGCGTTTTTGGGTAGGGGTCATGGCTGTTTCACTCCGGGAATACCTTCAAGCACTTCGTGTTCGTAGCACCACCAGTACGGGGCGCGGGGTTCGCGGCCGGTTTGCTCGCAGCGGATGTGCCCGTAGCGGGCTTCGTACATGCGGCCGACGAAGCCGTTGTCGACGCCCAGCTCCGGGGCGTAGGCGATCAGCACCGTGGCCAGGCGGTCCGGCGGCGGGGCGGTGTGCGGTTTCCAGTCGAGTGCCATCATGTCTTTCTGCGTTAAAACCATCTCCAGAAGCCCCGGCGATTAACGGGGCTTGAAGCGAGGGTTTCGGGTTAGCCGAGGTTGTCCTTCAGGGCCTTGGCGGCCTTGAACTTGACGGTCTTGCTGGCCGGGATCTCGACCGGCTCGCCGGTCTTCGGGTTGCGGCCGGTGCGGGCGGCGCGCTGGCCGGTGACCAGCTTGCCGAGGCCCGGCAGAATGGCTTCGCCGTCTTCGACCAGGGCGGCGCCGACAACATCGCCCGCTGTCTTGAGCACGGCTTCGACGTCTTTCTTGGAAACGCCGGAAACCTGGGCGGTCTTGAGGATCAGTTCGGATTGGTTCATGGTGTTGCTTTCCTTTCGGAGGGTTGTGAAAAAGGTGATGGGTATTGCTCTGTTCATTGGTTACTCGCCGAAGCCTTCGATGCGATCGCCACCGCTGGCCACATCGCCGGCGATGAGCAGGCAGATCAGGATGACGATGCTCCAGAAGGATTCGACCAGAGGGTGATTGGGGTTCATGGCTGGCCGATCGCTCCGGATGTGGTGCGGTCAATGCCGGCCAGGACCGGATTGGGAACGCTGACCCGCGGCGCATGCCAGCCATGCGGCTCGCCGGCACGCGGACGGTTGTTGTACATGGCGGTGACCTGCTCGGTCTGGCAGTCGATGATTTTGAAGACGATGCCGTGATCGAGCGCGAAGGCGAGTTGCTCGCAGGCAACCTTGACGGCTTCCAGGCGGTCTGCCGGGCTGCTGCACAGGCTGGCCCAGCTGCCGCTGACATTGACCTTGATGCTGTAGCGACTCATGACTGAACCTCCCCGCCCAGCGCGGCCACCAGCGCCGGGATGAAGCGCGACAGTTCGCCGGTCATGATGGCGAAGTCGGCGTCGAACTGGTCGGCGGCGGTCTCGGCGTTCTGTTCGGCTTCTTCCTTGAGCAGGTCGAGGAAGGCCAGGCGCTTGAGTGTCAGCTTGGCGTCGAGGATGAACGACACGCGGTCATCCCAGGTGAGCGCCAGCCGGGTGGGCAGCTTGCCGGCGGCCAGGTGGGCCTTGATCTCGCCGCTGACCTCGTCGCCCAGCGGGTGGCGCTTGAAGGCGACGGCGGATTTTTCTTCGCCCAGGGCCTTCAGTTCGCAGTCGCGGTCGATGGTGAAGCCGGCCGGCGCTTCGCCCGCCAGCCAGTCGGCCATGGCCGATTGCGGCGAAAGTTCTGTGTGCAGCGGAGTCAGCGGGAATTCGTCGAGGCAGTGGCGCAGGTGCTCGATGACCTGGTCGGCCCGGGCTGGGCTGCCGGCATCGACGATGAACCAGCCGTTCTGCGGATCGATCCAGACGAAGGTCCGGGCCCGCACGGTGTGCGACCTGGGCAGCAGCTCGTCGATGACGCGCTCTTTCAGTTCGCGCAGCGCCTTGCGGCCCGGGGCGTAGCCTTGCTGGTTGAACAGCGCTTCGGCGCGCTGGGCGACTTCGGCATTGACGACGCAGGCAGGCAGCAGGCGGTTTTCGACGACCAGGCTGATCAGCCAGTGACCGTTGGCGGCATAGACCAGGTCGCCATCCTTGCGCGGCGCCACCCAGCCACGAGAGCGGGCTTCATGGCCGGCGGTGGGGTGAAACACTCCGCGGCCGAGCTGCTCGCGCAGCTGGTCGGCGGTGATCGTCCAGGGGGCCGGCAGGCGGTAGAGTTGGAGGTTGTGGAACCACATCACGCGGCCTCCTTTCGTTTGGCTGCACGCTTTTCAGCCTTTTTCTCCGCACGCTCCCGGGCCCGGCGCTCCGCACGGGTCTCATGAGGCGGGACGAAGGCCTGATCGTCAGTACTTTTGCCGGCCGTCACCTGCAAGAGCCTGTTGACCATCGCGTCAGCCAGCAGGTTGTTTTCTATTGCTCGGTTGATGCACTCCATCACGCCACCTCCGCCAGTTCCGCCTCGAACGGCACGACCACGAAGTCTTCGCCCTGGCTGATAGCGATGCCCGGCACGTGGGCGACTGCTTCCGGTTCGTTGAGGATGGCGTCCTTGTTCGCCTCCTCCTTCTCGCGAATGAAGCGCTTCAGGCCAAGGCGGCGCAGCGCGTCGAGGACGGCTTCGGCGCCGGTGATGCGCACCGACGGCGGGCGCAGACGCCAGGCGATCTCGCCGGTGGTCAGCGCAGCGGTCTTGACCTTGCCCTGCTGGGTCAGTGCGTCGCGGTTGGCTTCAGCCCAGGTCTGCACGCCCTGCGTCAGGGCTTCGACCTGCAGGCGCAGCGGCTCGGCTTGCTCCTCGTAGCGCGCCTTGACGGCGGCCAGTTCATCATTCATGTCGGCGGTGATGCGCGCCAGGCGACGGTTGGCGACGCCGATGGCGGCGATAGCGCCGGCAGCCTGGTCGCGGTTCTGCGGTACGGCGACCGCAGCGGCGGCGGACTTGATGCGGGTTTTCTTGGTTGCCATGTCGTCTCCTAGAGTTGGCAGTAGGTGATCAGGGTTTTGCGGCGGGCCAGCGGGCCGCTGGGTTCGGTCAGGCGGCGGCCGGTGTCGGTCAGGCGGATCGGCTTGCCCTTTTGCCCGATGGCGGGGATATCGATCAGCCCGGCATCCCGGAGGCGGCCGAGGGCGGCGGTCTGGTGGCCTTCGAAGCGGGCGCAGACCTGGTCGCTGGTCATGCCGCCAGCGCCGCGCAGGGCGAGCAGGATCAGGTGGGCGGTGCCGCCGGGGATGACGCCATTGACTGCCTTGGGGCGTCCCATGGCCGCGCGTTGGCATAGGTGGCGGCCCATTACGCGGCCTCCGTCGAGAACAGGCCGAGGAAGGCGCGGAGCTTCTTGGTGACTTTCCCGGAAAGCTGGACGGTTATTTCGCCATCGTCGAGCGTCAGCGCGCCGTTCGACCAGATGCCGAAGTCGATCGCTTCGGGGTCGGTGAATACGACCTCACCAAGATCATGGATGGCCGAGGGTTTTTCGTCCCGGGGCGCTGTTCTGTTTTCCAGTTTGCGATCTGATGCAAGTTGCGCCTCTTCCTGCTGGGACAAGGCTTCGGCGGCAATTTCGACCGCCGCTTGTGGCTCATCGGTGAGCGACGAATCGCTTTGCGTCTCGGATTCGGCGCTTTGTTCATCACAAGCGGCCTGGGTGGCCTGCGTCTCCATTACCGGCACGCCGATGAAGTAGCGGTAGTCGTCCAGATCGGCGTCGTGGGCGCGGTCGACCTTCAGGCCGGCATAGAGACCGGCCAGGACTGCCCGGGTGCTGTCTTCGTGGCATCCGATGCCATCGGCGATCGTGGCAGGTGTCATCTGCGGCTTGCCTTCCATGAAGGCCAGCACGGCTTCGCGGGTGGCGTGCATCGACTTTCCGGCCGCCGACAGCGCCACCTTGCGCGGCGGCACCTGCCCGTTGAAATGAATGGCGACCAGCCGCCCTTTCTCTGGCTTGAAGATGGCCGGCGGGTTTTGTTTGGTGAGCGCCAGGACGTGGTTGTAGATGACCTGGTCGGCACAGTCGAAGCGCTCAATCAGGGCCTTGGGCGTGGTGCCGGCGACGCCGGCTTCGGTGATGGCCGCCAGTACCTGCTGGCGGGTGATGCAGTTGCTGCGGGACATATCGGTCTCCGGGATGTAGATTGCGGGCTGGACAACGCCTGGGGCGGCCAGCGGATTTCGGTGCGGACAGGCGGCGCGACCTGCTTCGGTGATGCGGTAGTAGCTGTCGTCCTGCGTCACGTAACCGGCCTTGAGCAGCCAGCCCGGCACGCTTTGGCCGACCCTTCTCGACACTTCGGAAGGCGTCATCGGGCCGGCACGCAGCGCCAGCAAGGTGCGGCCGTCGTGGTTGTCGACAGTGATCGGCTTCATCGCGCGGCTTTCACCCAGGCGAGGTGCCAGCTGTAGTGCAGGCCGCGATAGAACTTCACGGCCAGCGCCAGGCGTTGCAGGGCGCGCAGCGGAAAGCTCAGTGCGCGGCGCATTTCGTCTCTCTCCAGAAAACCCGGATGTGACCGATGCAACCCAGCCAGTGCTCGGTGGTAATGCCGTTTTCGGTGTGCCGGCGCCACTGCCCGCACTCGTCGCCAAACAGCGTGTAGATGTCACGGCTCGGCGCGACGATCAGGTAGGCACCGTTGCGGTCGGCTGCGACGTTGAGCACCGCCAGCTTCTTGGCCACCGCGAAATCCCAGGCCGTTTTCATGTCGTCCATCAGGGAGCCAATGCTGAGCCGGGCATCGCTGGTGATCGAGCCACGGGTGGGCGGCAACAAGGCCGGGGCGAGAAACTCCGGGCAGTTCGGGTGGGGGATGAGCTTGTCCATCTCACAGCTCCTTGATCAGGTCGCCGGTGACCAGCGGCAGGCCGAGTTCGGCCGCGCGGTTGAGGGCACGGGTGACGGTGTTGTTGACGATCAGCGGGTAGAGGTTGGTCTTGACCTCCCGGGTGTTCGGATCGACCTTGGTCCACCGGGCGCGGATCGCCTCGTAGGTGTCATCGGCCAGCACGCTGTCGATGGCGATGCCGACCCGGGCGAACTTGTGCTTGAGGTAGGCGCCCACATGCTGGTGCAGCGGGTCCAGCGTGGCCACTTCGCAGCGGTTGATGAACTCGCGCGCTTCCGGGTAGCGGTTGGCATCGAGCTTGATCTTCATTTCCGGCTGGGCGATCAGCACGATCGACAGCACCTTGCCGAAGCCGTCCTCGCTCTCGATTTCGTTGAAGCGCTTCAGGTACTTCAGCGTGGTGATCGACAGGTCGTGCGCCTCCTCCAGCATCAGCACATGCTTGAAGCCGGCCCGCGCCGAGCGCAGCAGCACATCCTTGACCTGGCGGGCGATGGCCTCGTTCTTCTGCTTGAGGTGCGTGTCCGGCTCGATATCGTTGACGATGGCGGCACCGATGCCCTGGGTATTGAGCCGGGTCTTGTCGAAGGTCTGCGGAAAGATCAGGCGGATGTTCTGGCGGTCGCGGCTGATCCGGTGCTGCAGCAGCTTGCGCAAGGTGGTCTTGCCGCTGCCGGATTCGCCGATCGCCGCCGTGATGCCGCCGACCAGGGCGGTCTGGATCATCGCCTCGACGACGTAATGCTGCGACTCGGACATATAGACGTCTTCCGGGCCGTTGATGTCGTCGAGGAAAGGATCGCGGAACAGCTTGAAATGGCGCTTGGCCAGGGGTGACAGCATGTGAATCTCCAAAGGTTTGAAATCGGGTTCGACGACGCGCAATCGGTTCTTGCCGAAGCCCGGTGGCTTGGGCGACGGCTGGCCAACGTGCGAGCCGATCGGATGCACGCCGCGGTAACGGTCGCCACCTTCGGCTTCCCACAAATCAGCCAGCTCGTCCGACGGAACTCCCCGGCCGGCCAGCAGCGTCTCGATCTGCGCTTTGAGTTCGGCCTCTGCAATGTTCTTGGGGAAATAGCTGTGATTGACGATCTGGCTTAGCGATGCCGACGACAGCGGAACGCCCTTGGCCTGTTTAATCTCCGGCGCGAACGTGCGGATCGAGATGCCGTGCCGGATGAGCACGCCCTTGAGATTGATGGGCATATACGGTGATCCTCTAAAGTCCTTGGGAACGGCGGTCATCGCGCACCTCCCCGGTTTGGTTGTGAGACGATTTCATGCTTAAATCTCCCTGCTAGTTGTGCTGCAAACTGATCGCCTCACTGTTCCACCAGTGGGGCGATCCCCTTTCAGGCACCGCCCGCCGCCACCAGGCGCGGGGGTTCCGTGAAACTTCTCAGGCGCTCGATCACTGCGCCGACCTCAGATTCCGAAGCGCCTTGCGGATACCAGCCAGCCAGTCGCTGGTAGTGCGCTGGCGTCCATTCGCCAGGCATCGCGCCGGCCAGGCGACTGGCCAGCTGTACCAGGTTGAGCTGGCGCGCTTCGACGACGACGGCGGCCGGGCGTGCCAGCTCACTGCTCACCACGCCCGCTGAAATCGGCGAACGAATGTCCATGTCGGTGCCAGGGCGCGGCATGTAGGCCGCCGGAGTCGCCTGGTCGAGATAGCCCGTGATGTCCAGGCCATCGGCCACCACCTTGCCGGCGCGGCGCGCGGCATCGACTTCCAGCTTGCCGTCGACGCCGTAGGCCATCTGTTCCAGGGCGCGCAAGTCCTTGACGGCCGGCGTGTCGGCAAAGGCCTTGAAGCTCTCTCCCCAGGTCGGCGCGTCCTCGCGCTGGCCGGCGGCGTCGAAGGCGATCTCGGGGCATAGCAGGAGCTTCTCCTGGCCGCCTTCGCCTTGTTCGACGATCAGCACCGCGTCGCGCCGATACGGGCTTTGTGCGACAACCACCTTCTGCCCGACGCGCAGGTGCTCCAGGTGGGCAACCGTAAAAACACGGCCGTCAAACAGCACGCTCATGTCACCCTTGACGAATCGCTCGCAGCGCTGGTCGGTTTCCAGAGACCGGCAGATTTCCGGGGCCGGCGCGATACGCAGTTGCTCGGCGCGGATGGTCTGCCAGAAGCCGTAGCGCGTGTGGCCATGGCGCCGATGCACCTGGGTGCCGTTGAAATAACGCCGCCAGACATCGGCCTCGGCATTGAGCTGCTCCAGCGTCTCGACCACCAAACCGACCAGCCGGCTCTCGAAGCCACGCTCAATGATGTCGTTGTGCTTCTCGACACTGCCCTTGGCCCGCGGGTTTTTCGGGCGATGGACGATGACCCGCACACCCAGCTGTCGGCACAGCGTCTGAAAGCGTTGCCCCTTGTTGGCGCTGCCCGGGTCGACCACGACAATGAACGGCACGCCGTGAAAAGGGTCTTTCTCGTGCTCCCGGGCCTGCATGGCTTCGATGAAGAAGCTGCACAACATCTCGCCCGACTCGGCGCCCAGGTAGTAGCGGAAGAACACGGTGCCGGTGTAGTGGTCGGTACAGACATAGCGAATGACCATCGCCTTGGTCTTCTTCTCGAAGTTCTCCGGCTTGTTCTTGTAGAACTCGTCCGCCTCCATCACGCCCAGGCCGCCCTTGTCCAGGTAGAACAGCACACAGACCGAGGCATCGATCTGCCAGACATGGTTCGGGTGCAGGCTCTTGGCGCCCCGGTGCGGAGTCGGCTGGCGCAGGGTCTTGAGGTCCAGCTGGTAGGCGCGCAGCGCCCGGCGCAGCGTGGCGTCGCTGACCGGGACCACCTCGCCCGTTTCAGCTTCGACCCTGCCCAGCGCCGCCAGGCCGTTGTTGCGTGCCAGCTCGGCCGCAGTGCCGACGGCCATGTTGTCCTTGCCGTTGGCGCGCTGCGCCGCCATCTTGATCTGCTGCATGGCCATTACCTCGGCCTTGCTGACCGATAGCCGGCCGGCATCGCTGCGCCGCTTACGGCTGCCGCCGAAGCCGGCCTCGGCCAGTTGGCGATACAGGGTCTTGGTGTCACAGCCCAGGAATGCGGCCTGCTCCAGGGCGATGCGCCCTTTCTCGCCGTGGCCGGCCTGTGCCAGCCGGTCGGCAACCTGCTTGAGGTGAATGATGCGTTCCGGCGTCAGCGCCATGATCGTCTCCATCACTGGCTCTGATAGTCCGGGCCGAAGTCTTCGTCGGCGTTGGGGTCATCGAGATCAGCCAACGCCTCGGCATCGAAGGCGTCTTCCGTCGACAAGGTCGGCAGGCCGAAATCGAGGCTGATGCCATAGTCGGTGGCGATGCTCTCGGCCTCGGTGATCACCCGGTGCAGCGCCGCCTGCATGGCCACATACAGGCCCTGCGGCACGTGCTCCAGGCCGCGAATGGCATCGACGGTGGCGCGGATCGGGAACATATAGGTCACCGCTTCCAACGTCGCCTTGGCCAGGCGTGCCTCAAGCGCCTCCTCGCGCTCGATGTCAGTCATCCCCTCGCGCTTGTTCTTCTCCTCGACCAGCTCGGCGATCCGCTTCTTGCTGTCGGCGATCAGGCGGTCCTTGGCGGCGATCTGGCCGGAAACGGCTGCGTGGGCCTTGGCCGTCTCGGCTTCCTTCGTCGCGAGCTCACCCTTGAGCGTTTCGCGCTCATGCTGATGGCGTGAAACGAGTTCCTGCAGGATTTCCAGCACGCTGTCACGCGACTGGTTTTCTTCGATGGCCTTTGTGACCAGGGCCTGCTCTTCACTCGGCAGGGCGCGCAGGGCCTTGTAATCGATGTTACGCAGGCCGAGACGCTCGGATTGCTCGTAAAGTTCGGGGCCGAGCAGGCGGATATTTTGTGAAAGCTCAAGGCAGCGGTTGTATGACTTGCCAAGTTTTACTCGGCATAGCTCATCCAAAGACCCGATCTGTCGGGTGTTTCCCTCTTCGTCCTTGTAGGGCAAACCCTTGTATTTGCCGGAGTTGCGCAGGTTTTCGAAGATTTGCGCCATTGCCACATCCCCGACGCGTCGGGTAAATTCAAAAGCCTCGATCTGGCCAAGTTGCCGATGCACCTCCTCGAAATTCATAACCAGATCCTCTCCGCGCAGGATTTCGTTGGCCCGGTGTTCCTGGGCAACGATATCGAGCGGCGTGGCGGTAACGAATTCCGGACCTTGCTGTACTGTGGGGGCAAGGGGTTTTCTTCCTGCGGGCATGTTCTTTTCTCCCTTATCGTTCGATGGTGTAGCGTTGATTGATCTCGGTCAGGCGCCGCTCGGCCCGCTGCATTTCCTCGTAGAAGGCCACGGCGACTTGCATCAGCTTGGGCGTCAGGCGCCAGTACTCCTCGGCGCCCGGGATGCGTTCGGCGACCCCTTCGTCGGCCATGATCGACAAGTCGCGGTGCGTCGTGCAGGCGCTCTCTCCCATGCGCTCGGATATCTGCTTGAGGCGCAGGCCATCGATGGTGTTGCCCTGCAGAATGAAGAGCAGCCTCACAGCCCGGCGCATCGGTGCTTGCCCTTGGCGCTTGGTGATGTCACTGCTCATTGTTCTTCTCCAGTAGCGCCAAGAATGTTCATCGCGGCATCCAAGCCCTCATGGATCGCGTTCTGCAGACGGCTGGCGTAGGCCCAGAAATCGAGGTCATGAAAAGGGTTGTTCTGGCGAGCAATCAACGCCTCAATCAGTTGCTCCGGGCTGTTCGCTTGTGCAGATGAAGCGGCCAGTAGGCTCACTGCAGCCTTGAATAGGTCGAAGTCGCTCACTCACCACCCTCCAGTTCTAGTTCCAGCTGTGCAGCTTTCCGCACGTTCTCGCGGTGATAGGCCAGGGCGCCCATGGCGTGTAGCAGCGCGGCCATGGTGTCTTCCGCCGTGTTACTCCCATCGGCAAAGCCGATCAGCGCGCCGATGGCTTCGTGGGTGATGCGCTGCAGGCCCTGCACGTCGGTGGCCACCAGATCGCGCCCGCTGGGAATGTCGAGCACCATGCGGTGACCGTGCCCAGCCAGGTAGCGGATAACTGAACTGCTGCCCATGGCGTGTTCCCAGGCCGGCAGCAGCACCGCCGGCATGCGGCTGGTTTCGAGCCACTTGTAGAGCACATGGGCCGGCACGCCCATCAGCTCGGCGATGCGCTCGACGCCGCGCCGGTGCCGGGTCAGGGCGTGCTGTTTGTCCTGTTCGAAGGCGCTGCGCAGGTTGCTGGCAGGCGCAGGTGAAAAACGTCGTGTCATTCGAAGCGTCCTTGTTTTCGTCTAGTCAAAAATCAATCGGTTTTGCTACTATGCAAACGTGTTGCGCGTGGCTAAATTGAAGTCACGTTGTTAGGCCGCAAGTTGCAAGCCGGCCGGGTCGGGTTTTAGGCCCAAGGCGACCGCCGCTTTGTGGGCCTTGCCACGGCGGCCTTGGGATTTGCCGCACAGCAGTTCGCGGGCGGCTTGGTAGTCGATGTCTTTTTCGGTGCAGAACGCCCGCAGATTGATGCCACGGGCTAGCAGTTCAGCGCGTTTTTTCTGACGTTCTTCGGTGGTCATGGGGTTCTCCTGCTGTCGGTTGTTGCTAAGTGCAATGGGTGGTTGGATACCGTTTTCAACTGTGGGTAGATCAATGATAAATGTAGAAATTAAATTTATCAAGAGGTAAGTGTGGTTTTTGCATTAATAAAAAAGCTGATGGCAGCGCGAGGGCTTGATCAGGCAGGCCTGGCAGAAGTTATGGGGGTGAAGCTCCAGCGGGTACGCGACCTGTCATCCGGGCGGGCAAAGAAGCTCACTCGCGAAGAAAGCGAGGCGCTAATCAGCGAGCTTCAGGTACGTGCAGAGTGGCTAGTAACTGGCGAAGGCGCCATGTTTCAGGGCGAGGAAACTCAGGATGCTTTCATTGCTCGCCAGCGTGCCATCAACTACACGAACGCTCTGATCAATGCCATGCCGCTTAGCGAGGAAACCCGCCTTCGGTTGAGCGTGCTGGTGTCCGGCGATCCACTGAAGGACGGCCCGCTGATTGCGGGTGCCTTGCTCGGCGCAGGAAATCCTTCCGAAGGTGAAAAGCAAACGACAATCAGTGTCGGCAGAAATCACGGGCAGGTCGTCGAGGGCGGCCAAGTCAATCACGGCCCGCTGAATTTCGGCACCGGAAAGGCGCCGCGCAAGAAAACCTGACATGGGACGGATCGATATCGACCGCAACTACGGTCAAGTAGCGGAAACCATTGAGAACCACTATGTCGGAGGTAGGGCGCCACCGCCGGCCGGTCACCCTAACGGGCGCATTTGCCCGCAATGCCATGGAGAGACCTGGCGTATGACTCAATGCTGCGTCCATTGCGGTGCCGATTTGTTTGCCTACGACCGGCAGACGCGTCAGCGCAAGGTTGCTCTGCGAGGGATGGTGATCGGCGGTTTTTTCATGGGGCTCAGCGCACTGCTCTTTTACGGCCAGCGATTCATGCCGGACGCGGCGCGATTGTGGATGTACGGTGGTGCCATGGTGTCAATGCTGATCGCCGCCGGCGCGGTCAAGGATTGAATCTTGATTAGTCATTCCTGGGGGCTTGGTGCGATTAACGCAGCACTTCCCGCGGCCTTGGTCGCTGCTGCTCATGAAAATCGCTCCACGGGCCTCGTAACTATGTTTAACGGTCAATGAATTCTGGATTGGAAAGGTGGTTTCGCATGAAGACGCAACGCGGCTTTGGTTTGTTTCACGTCATCCTGATTATCGTCATTGCTGTTATTGGCGGCATTACTTGGAAAAGTCACCTGAAGCAGCAGGCCGAGGTGGCGGCGAAGGCGGCAATCGAAAAGGAGCGCGCCGAAATCAAGAAATCACTTGATGACTTGAAGGGGCTTTTCGATAAATGGGGCGATGCCGAGAAGCTGGCGTCGAGTGCGCCGCGCATCGCGTTGGCAACTCCTGTTGCTAGTCTTCAGGAGATCAAGCGTCAAACTGCCGCGTTGAAAATTGCGCCGTGCCTGGAGAAGGCAAAAGCCGCCCTGGTCGAGGGAATGTCTTTCCGCATTGATGCGTACGTTTCATTCATGCAACAGCATAGTCTTGTGGACGAGATGGCCGCATCGTCTGCCAGGTTCGACGAGTTCACTGCGCTCATGCTTGTTTGTAAGGAAAAGTGACGCACCCCTTCGTTGCATTTCGTTTTTGCCCTGTTTTTCCCTTTGACCGTAGCATTCGCCAGGGGCGGCTATTGTGATCAACAATCCACCCAAAATGAGGCACAACGCAGCTTGCTGTTAATCCACTAGACACAAGCCGCAAACCGCCGAAACCCTTCCCCCCCGGTTTCGCGGTAGCCGGCCGCCACAATCGGCGGCATGGCGAATCCAAAACCCCTGCAGATTTTTCGGGCCGGCAAGCACACCGCGATGAGCGGTGCCGAACTGGCGTTTTCCGAATCCGACCTCGCTGCCTCGGCCGCAGCCTATGACCCCTCGCGTGCCGAGGCGCCGATTGTTGTCGGCCATCCGACCCACGATGCGCCGGCCTATGGCTGGATCAAGGCGTTGGTATTCGCCGACGGCGGGTTGGAGGCGGAGCCCGACCAGGTCGATCCGTCCTTTGCCGAAATGGTGGCCGCCGGCCGCTTCAAGAAGATTTCCGCTTCGTTCTACCCGCCCGCGTCCAAGAACAATCCGGTGCCCGGCGTCTATTACCTGCGCCACGTCGGGTTTCTCGGCGCCATGCCGCCGGCTGTCAAGGGGTTGCGCATGCCGGAATTTGCAGAGGCCGATGAAGCCATCACGCTTGAGTTTTCCTTTTCCGAACCCACTCAACAGGAGGTGTCGCTTGTGACTCCCGAAGAAAAGGCCGCGCTGGAGGCCGAGAACGCCCAGCTCAAGGCGCAGATTGCTGCTACCAAGGTTGCCCAGATCCACAAGGATCACGCCGCCTTTGCCGAAACGCTGGTGACTGGCGGCCAGCTGCTGCCGGCGGAAGTTGAGGTGGCCGTCGCCACCCTGGATTTTCTCGCCGGTCAGGAGACTGTCGTCGAGTTTGGCGAAGGCGAAACCAAGAAGCCGTTGATCGAGGGCTTCAAGGAATTCCTCGGCACCCTGCCCAAGCGCATCGAGTTCGGGGAGCACGCTACGTCGGACAAGGCCGGCGACGGTGAATCCCGCGTCGAGTTCGCTGCGCCGCAAGGCTATGCCGTTGATGTCGATGCGCTAGCCATTCACCGGAAGGCTCTTGCTCATCAGGCTGAGCACAAAACCGACTATCTCGCCGCCGTCAAGGCGGTTTCCCCGTAACGCGCTCGCCAGGAGGATTCCATGAGCCAACAGAATATTTCGCTGCTCTCGCTGCCGCTCACCCTGACCGGCACGGTGGCAGCCAACCGCTTCGTCACGCCCGCCGGTGCGCAAGCGGGTGCTGATGCCAACACGCTCGGCGTCGCCCGTTCGGCCGGTGTCTCCGGTGAAAAGGTCACCGTCGACGTGATCGGCACCGCCATCGTCGAGGCCGGCGCGGCCATCGCTGCCGGCGCCACGCTGGAAACCGACGCCTCGGGCCGCGGGGTCACCTGGGCCACCTCGGGCGGCAAGGTTGCCATCGCCCTGCAGGCCGCTTCCGGCGCCGGCGTGATGATCGAAGTCCTGCTTCTCCCCAACGCTTAACCTGGAGCATCAAAACATGACGCAAATGACCAACGCCCAGGCACGGGTGATCGACCCGATCCTGACCACGGCCGCCCAGGGCTACCAGAACGCCGAGTTCGTCGGCAACAAGCTCTTCCCCAAGGTGCCTGTGCAACAGCGAGGCGGCAAGATCATCACCTTCGGCCGTGAAGACTTCCGCATGTACGCCACCGGCCGCACGCCGGGCAGCAATACCAAGCGGGTGCAGTTCGGCCACGCCGGCGCACCGTTCGCCCTGGAGCAACATGCTCTTGAAGGCGTTGTCCCCTTCGAGCACATGGAAGAGGCTAACCGCGTGCCGGGTATCGATCTCGGCTCCGGCGCCGTGCGCAAGACACAGGACATCATCGGCCTGCGCCTGGAATACGCCCAGGCAGTGCTCGCCACCACGGCAGCCAACTACGGCGCCGCCAATAAGATCACGCTGGCCGGTGCCGATCAGTGGAGCGATTATTCCGGCACCTCGGACCCGGTCGATGACGTCAATGTCGCCATCGAGGCCGTCCGCGCCAAGACCGGCCGCCGGCCGAACCTGGTCGTGATGGGCGCTGCCGTCTTCTCCAAGCTGAAGAACCACCCGAAGATCATCGACCGCATCAAGTACACCGGCCGCGATTCCGCCACGCCCGAGCTGCTCGCCAGCCTGTTCGGCGTCAAGGAAGTGGTCGTCGGCGACGCGGTCTATGAAAACGATACCGGCGCCCTGGTCGATGTCTGGGGCAAGTTCGTCGTCGTTGCTTACACCGAAGTGGGCAGTGTCGCCGACATGGGCCGCCCGACCTACGGCTACACCTACCAGCTCGGCGGCTACCCGACGGTCGAGCAGGCCTACCAGGACCGCAACGCCAAGAGCTGGGTGTATCCGGTGACCGACGAAGTCGCTCCGGTCATCGCCGGCGCCGATGCCGGTTATCTGATCTCTGCAGCGGTGGCCTGATCATGGCGGGCAATAACAAGGCAGCGGCCGCCAAGGCCGCATCGTCCAAGGCTGCTCCGAGCGAGCTGGTGGTCATGGAAGCGCTGGAGTCGGTCAAGTATGGTGGCAAGCGCCACCAGCCTGGCGATCCGCTGCTCGCCTTGCCGGATGATGTCGATGATCTGATCGGGCGCAATCTGGCCAAGATCGCCGACATCGCCGAAGAAAAGCCGGCCGAGTAAGCCATGCCCTACGCCACCCAGGCTGATCTCGAAACCCGCTTCGGTTCGGAAGAACTGTCGCAGCGCAGCGACCGCATCAACGGCAGCGTCATCGACGCCACCGTGGTCGCCCGGGCGCTGGCCGATGCCGAGGCGGAGATCGACGCCTACCTGGCGGCGCGTTACCAGTTGCCGCTGGCTTCCATCCCTGCCGTGCTCGGACGGATTGCCTGCGACATCGCCCTGTATCGCCTGTGCGACATCCCGCCGGATGAAGTGCGCAAGCGCTACGAGGATGCAGTTCGTGATCTGAAGCGGGCGGCCGATGGCGTCCTGGTCATCGATGGCGCCAGCCCGCTGGCCGCCTCGCCGGCCAGCACCGGCGGCATTGCCAGTAAGACCCCGGCGCGCATCTTCGGTGCCGACAACCTGGCCGATTACTAATGCTGTCCCTGGAACCCTTGCTCACCGCGCGCCTCGAGGAGCTGTCCGGCTTCAAGGGCGTGCATGGCTTGCCTGAGCTGATGGCGGCAGAGATGGCCAGTCGGCCGTCGCCCTGCCTTTACCTGGTATTCGACGGCTACCGGCCGATCGAGACGGATGGGGCCGGCAAGGCGGCGAAGATCGAGACGCGCTGGCTGGTGGTGGTCTCGGTCAAGAACGCCAGCAAGGCGGGAGACGGTGCGCCGGCCCGTGCCAAGGCGGCGCCCCTGATCAAGGCGGCGCTCGGCCATCTGCTGGGCTGGAAGGCTAGCCCCGGCTATGGCCCCCTGATCCTGGCTCCCGCCCCGCGCGCCGACTTCGCGGCGGGCGTGCTTCTTTACCCCCTGGCCTTCACGACCACCCAGGTCGTCAAGGCCGACTGACCTTTAACGCTCACATTTTCTCGAGGAGATAAGCATGAGCAATGACGCATTCCTGTTGGCCGGTGACCTGTACTTCAACCCGATCGACAACGTGACTGGCCTGCCACTCGGCAAAATGGGGCCTTACCCCTGCTCAAAGTTCGAGATCAAACCGAACTCCGAGATCAAGGAAGCCATCTCGAAGGGCCGCAACACCTACGGCCAGCCGGTGGCCACCGTCGCCCTCGCCAAGCCGGCCGACATCGCCATCGAGCTGACCAAGATGGACGCCTACGGTCTGATGCTGGCGCTGTCCGGCACCGCCGAGGAATACGCGCAGGGCGCCGGTACGGTGTCCGACGTGCCGCTGGCGCTGACCGCCGCCAAGATGGACAAGTGGCAGGATCTCGGCCATGAGAACATCAACGCCGCCGGCTTCGTGGTCACCAACAATGCGGCCAGCACGACCTACACCGAAGGCACCGACTACATGGTCAACCGCGTGCTGGGCATGATCAAGGCGCTATCCACCGGTACGATCCCATCGACTGAAACGATCAAGATCGACTACGGCTACGCTGCCGTCGACGGTACCCGCATCCTGGGCGGCACCCAGGCGCAGGTCAAGGGCGCTTTCCAGCTCGATGGCCTCAACCTGGTCAGCAACTTGCCGGTCGAGGCCAATGCCTGGGAGGTCGTGATGAAAAACGACGCGGGCATCGACTTCCTAGCCGACGATTTCGGCAAGGTCGTTCTGACCGGCCGCGCCAACGTCGTCGTCGGCAAGGATGCGCCGTTTGAAGTCAAGGCCCGCAAGGCCTCCGCCTGATTCTCCAGGCCTGCTGTTCACAGGCTTGACCCCGCTTCGGCGGGGTTTTTTTTGACCTCGTTTCGGTGACGGCGCCGAAACCCTTCCCCCCCAACTTCCCTCCCGCGCGCCCGTAACCTCGGCAGCACCCGTACTGGAGTGCCGAAGTGACCAAAGATTTAACCCTGTCAGTCAAAATTCGTGGCGAAGCCAACGAGTTGAGCACGGCGCTCGATCGCTCCGAAAAGGAGCTGCAGGATCTCGGCAAAACTGCTTCCGATATCAGGGTTCTGGAAGGCGCCGAGGCCAATGTCCGGCGCTTTGAGGGAGAGCTGCAGGCCGCGCAGGGGAAGGTTCGTGCGCTGCAAACCGCGCTTTCCGAAGCCTATGCCGCCGACGCCGATGCGCCGCTGCTCCGCCGGCTAAATACTGAACTGGCGGCAGCGGAAAGGGCCGCGACCAAGGCCGAGGGGGCTTTGAACAAAAGCCAGGCGGCAGTCGTCAAGCTCAATCTTGAAGCGGGTAAAACCGGGGTTAGCACATCGAACCTAGCCCAGGCCAGCAGCCTTTTGGCTGCAGAGACCGCCAAGGTTTCGGCCAATATCGACAGTCTTAAATCAAAGATTTCTCAGGCGGCCAATGCCGAGGAGATGCTGGCAGCGCGCACTCAGGCTGTCGCCGGAGCCTTCAGCACCCTAAACCTTCGCTCTGCCCAGACGATCAAGGCCGATATTGCGGCAATTGACCAGGCGCTGATCAAGCTGGCCAGCAATAGCAGTCTTACCGCCGCGGAGTTCGACCGCGCCTTTGCCGCTGGCCAAACGCAGATCGCCAAACTCAACGCCGAGCTGTCCGGTCTCCCGGTCGAGCCAACGGCCAAAGGTATCGGTGGCCTGACCGGCGCC